AACCTCTTGATGAAGAGACAGTTAGAAGATTAATAGCTGAACTAACAATAGATGGAATATTAAAATCAACTAACTACGGACCTACAGAAAATAAAATTGTAGCGATGATAAAAAATAAAGTAGGATTTAGATCTGTTAATGGATTTACAGATGGAGGTGGAGCGTTTGCAAGTTTTTTAAGTGATGACAAAGTAGTAAATCCTAATTCTGCAATGTATAGCAAAGCATTAATAGTAGCATTAGGTGAAGAAGGATATGAAGCGATAAAAGCTTTTGGCTCGTACGTTACAGCAAACCAAAAAGTCACAGGATCAACCAGTGTTAGGCTGCAAGGATTGTTACGAGAAATAACACCTAACGAAGCATTAAGTAGAGGTTTTAACTTAGCAAGAGGTATGGTAGGTCCGTACTATGTTGCTGCAGAAGTTTATTTAAGAATAGCAGGTTCACATGGAATTGATGTTATGAGAATGGCAGTGCATAGTCCAGAAGCAGGACAATTAATGGGAGAACTAATAACTAATCCTAAAGGTTTTGACGTTAGAAAAACTCGATCCTTCATAACTATATTTGAAGAATTTATTGCAACGGAACTTGCAACTATGGGTAAAGATTTACCTGAAGAGATAACAGATGAATTTTTAGAAGAATTATATTATATGGAACAAACTGATCCAGAACTATATCATAAACATCTGGACAGAGTAACAGGAAGAAAAGAAGGTCAAATATACGAAGTGCCAACAGGTTTAGTAAAAGATTAACAGGGAGAAAACTATGAAAACTTATGCTAAAAACTCAAACGTTAGAAAGCCTATGATGTATGGGGGAATGTCTGGAGCAAGAATGTCAGCACCAATGGGAGCAGGTATGATGGCAGACAAAAAGAAAAAGAACATGATGGGAATGATGTACGGATCAACCGTTAAAAAACCCAAAAAGATGATGAAATAACATTTTATTAAAAATTTTTCTTTATATAAAGACCGTCAGAGGGGTAGAATGATAGCTTCTAGGGTATTAGTACCTAAGAAATCACTCTACCCTTTTAACGTTTATGAGAACGCTACTGTTTAGATTTGTCCATTTTTAGTTGGTCAAGTTCTCTTTTCATCTGCATATTATCATTTAACAGTGATGTAACTACATTTAACAGTGTCACTTTCTCTTCTGAACCTATAATCATAGTTTTTATGTCTTCATAGGTCATGCCGGGTTTTACTTCTTTTGCTTCTTCAGCCATATTTACCTCAGTGTGTGTATATTGTTGATTTGTTTAGCATCTCATCACCTGTCATTTTTAAGTAACGAACTAGAGATGCAAGTTTAAATGTGCCTTCATATTCTGGAAGACCACGTTCCATAACCCTGATCAGTTCTTCTGGGTTTACAGATTCCATACGTATATCTACTTTACCATCTTGATTAAGATATGCTTTAAAAGAAAACAACTCTGCTAGATGGGTCTTAGGCATTGATATACTCTTCCCAAGGGATTAGTTCTTTTTGTAAAGCCATAAATACAGGTGTTCTAAACATGAAGTGATCACCGTATCTTTTAGATGATATAAAGTCTTTAGATTCCATTACTCCTTTAAAATCATAACTACCTTCCTGTCCAACCATCAAAGCATATACATCTACATGTGGGTTGTTTTTTCTAGCAATCAACCTGCCACCTAAATGTTTTGTAGATTTTACATCAAATACTTTACCGTTTACTTTTGCATCACCACCATCTGTTCCTTTACGTTTTGATGATATGCCAAAGGTAAAAACATTAGTAGGGTATACTCCTGTTATTTTGCAGAAAGCTAACTCAGACATAGCACCTTCTATATCTGGTTCTAACTCTGTCATCTTGTCTGTCTGTCGATCATCAAACACACCATTGTCTCTATTCATATAGTGGCGTTTCTTTGCTACCAACATACCTACTTCTTTTTCAAAATCATTTAGTTCTACTTTCATGCAACTTCTCCAATGTCTACCACCTCACAAGCGTCAGATGTACATGCTAATTCTCTGCCACCTATTGTAGTGTCTTCTTTTTCATACAACGAGAGTTTGCTGAAGTCAATCTCTTTCGGTGTTTTTAATAGTGCAGATGAATATTCTGCTTTTGTGCAGTCTTGATATGGTGCTTGTTGATAGACATGATCATCATATGGTAGAAAAGATATACCAGATATTATATCAAAGTTTTCATATACCCATGCACCTACATCCATCCATTCATCTTCTTTTACTGTAACAGTTATAGATGGTTTGTGTTCACACCAGTGTTGTGCATATATTTTCCATAACTCTAACTGTTCAATGGCTGATATATTTTTTCGTACAATGGCATTTTTTGGTGACATTGTAGGAAATGAAAATATTGTTGTGTACTCAGGTTTTACTATATCAGGTTCGTTTATTACTCCTTCATCTTTCATAAGCTTTGTAAGAGGATCATTGTTATCTGCTCTTACTGTTCTTATGTAATACTCACTATGTCTTGCGTGTATACCACTGGCTGAGTTAGTCAGCTGCGACACAGTACCTGAGGGTTTTACACAAGTTATCGCTGCACTCTGAGGGATACCCAGTAGTTTTGCATACTCTTGATTTGTATGGACTGATTGGTCTTTCATTTCTTTTAGCCATCTTGTAGAATCTATAGTTTTTGATAAAACTGGATGATCCATTATACCAGTTAATGATACTCCTAATAATCTTTCTTCCTCTGTGTTTTGTTTCCATATCTTCCTCAAATATTTAAAGTTAGTTAATGTTGATTGAAATGTTCCTAGTATGGTAGCCATACGAACTTTTTGTTTTAAATCCTGTAGCGTATCATCACTACGAACTATTACTTCTGATAAGTTGCAAAACTGATATGGTCTAAGTATTATTTCAGAACAAGGATTTGTACCCCAAGCATGTCCTGTTTCTCTACGACCATTTCGTGCAACTTGTTTGTCTGATGCTTCACGATTAAACATGCCACGCTCACCAGACTTTGATTCATACAGAGATACCCATTCACGCATGAACGTACCCATCTCTGGTTTAAACTTGTAGGATACACTGTTGTTTGCCAAAGCACGTTGACCTTGTGTTTCCCACCATGTTCCAGACTTAGCATGTCTCATCTGGTCATCACCTAAGTTAGATAGGCTGATTAGTGCTGATCGTCTAACACCACCAACCACAACAACCTGCCCAACTTTACACATAATATCGTGACACTCTATTGGATATAGTTTGCGGCCACTAGCTTTTTTAAAAGTATTTATTGTAAAATCAAATAGTTCTACAAGAGGTTCTGGTCCTGATGCCCTGCCACCCATAACCTTTAGCTTTGCTCCTGCAGGTCTAACAGATGACACATCCCATGTGGGAATCTGCCCAGAGTATAGTAATGCAACCAACTCTTTGTAGGACTTTGCCCATCCCATACGACTATCTGCAACTGTAATAACTGTATCACTGCGATGAAAGTTCTCTGCAATGATTGGTAGTTTATCTACATTCTCTCGTTCTACTGAAAATCCAACACCTGTACCACACATCAATATGTACATGCACTCATCAAACGCTCTAGGATGATCAACAGGAATATAACTACAATTATATCCACAGATATTATCTCTGTCTAGTGCTTCTCCTGCAGTCATCATCGCTCGCATAGATGGCATTACTTTAAGATCTAATATATATTTATACATATCCTCTCTTAAAACATGATCCATACTAAACTTAAATTTACTTTTAAGATGATCATCTATATATGCCACATATCTACTAACAGTTTCATTCCAATCTTCTCGTCTTTTCTCTTCTTCATTCCAACGAGCATAGCGTGATTTGTGTATGAAGTCTTGGTACGGTGTTGGTAAATTTTTCATGTTTGATTATTTCCTTTCATTTCTTCTTCTAATTTTAATTCTATTAGTTTTTGCAAATACCACTCTGCTTTACGTAGATCTTCTGTTGGTTTACCTTTGTATCTATATCTCCAAAGGTATTTAATTATTACTCCCTGTAAATAAAATTCAAACCCACTATTTGTTGCCGATTCAATAGCATCAATACATTCTACTTTACACTGGTTATAATGTGGTGGTTGGTTGACCATATCTTTTTTCATTGTTTTGCTCCAAAGTCTACTTTAATTACATTATCTTCTACAGGAATATAGTCTTTGTTTTTTATTCGTACTAATCCTAATTTTAAAATTGAACCCAAGTCTATTTCCATCATCTCTAATATACCTTCCTGTGCTATTGCAGCAGCACAAGGAAGTTCACCTTCTTTGTATGAACTGGTTGTATCATACGCAGTTAGCGTAAATGTATCATCATCCATTTTATGTAGTATTATATAGTATCTATCTTTCAACAGTGTTAACTTCTCTATTTCTTTTTCTTTATCACTCATTTTTTAACCACTCCCTCGGCACAGTTTTTTCTGCCCAATCAAACCCATGCCTGTTGCACCAATCACCATAGGTTGTTTTACTACTCTTGTATAACTTATTTTTTGCATTTGCAAACACAAACCTAATATCACATTCCGGGTGTTGTTGTTTGACAAGTAACATTTTGGATCTATCCTCACGTGTTAAATGACCTTTTGCTTCTATATATATATTTGTTTCTGGTATGTAGAAGTCTGGTGTATAGTGTCTAACCTTTGGAACATATGGTAACTTGATTGTTTCATACTGAAACTTAGCTCCATCTTGTACCATTTTAACGGCTACGATTTTTTCAAACTGTGATCTGTATACAGGCATTACGAGAACGTCTCCCTTATGTATTCCATTCTTTTTGATAACGTCTTTGCCACTTCTGGGGAACGTTTTTCTAAAATCTCTAGCTCCCTTTGGAAAGGTGAAATCGGTAGGCATATAACAGTTTGACTCCATAAATAATCATTAAT